GTTGCCGCCTGGCGTCAAACTCCTGACGCGGCAGGTATGACCGCGTTTGATAACTTACGTGTTGGTACCCGTCTTGGATCTAATCCTAAGATCGTTGTTACCACAACTCCAAAGAGAGTTCCTCTTCTCTACGCGTTGATGGCTGAGGCTGAAAAAACTGGAAAGGTTATCATTACCCGTGGTTCAACTATGGATAACCAGGGAAACCTGTCTAACGCGTATCTAGACGCCATCAAGGGCGTATATGAAGGTACACGTCTTGCACAGCAGGAACTATACGGCGAGATGCTCTCGGACGTAGAAGGTGCGCTCTGGACACCAGATCTTATTGACCGTAATCGTGAGTCGCAACTTCCAATGGGAACACCATTACGTGTTGTTGCCGTTGACCCGTCGGTTGCAGAGAATCCTCGTGATGAATGTGGAATTGTAGTTTGTGCGTCAACTGGCGAGCGCGATTTGTACAAGCGTAACTCGTGGGTACTAGAGGACGCAACCGTTCATGGATCTCCTGACGTGTGGGCAAACAAGGTAGTTCAAATGGCGCGTAAGTGGGGTTGCCCTGTGGTTGCGGAAGTAAACCAAGGCGGTGCGCTCGTTCGCAACGCAATTAACACCATTGATCCAAGCATTAAGGTTTTAGAGGTTCACTCCAAGTATGGCAAGGCTTTACGCGCAGAGCCAATTACTCTCGCATATGAACAAGGCCGTGTTCATCACGTTAACTATCTTGCAGACCTTGAATCACAGATGATCTCGTGGATTCCTGGTGAAGGTAAGTCTCCAGACCGCGTTGACGCCTTGGTGCATGCATTAACCGCGCTCCTCATTAAACCTCCTGCTGGCTTCGTTGGTGGAAAGATCACCGCGCGCTCGATGGCAGGTCGCAAGATTCCAAGTGATAGAACCGGCGGCGTTTTTAAAGTTCGCTAGTGTACACAACATGTTATCGTGTACCTTATGGAAGAGAAGCGTCGTCCCGCACGTAAGCAGGAACTACCAGCGTCTGAGGTTGAGCTTCTCTCTACTCTATTTCACAAGGAGTTCTACACCCGCGTAGGGCAGTTGTTTGAGGCAGGTTGGCCTCTTCAAAGTATCGGTAACGCGTGTAATCCTCCGCGTAGACGTTCTACGGTTAAGTTCTGGGTTACCCGTAAACACGAGCATTCTCCTCTTGATGTACCAGTTCCTCTACCTAAGCTTAAGACAGGACCTCGCGGTTACGTATCACGACGCCCAGTCTCTCCAGGAATAAGTGAAGCAGAACGCGCACGTATCGAGCAGTTGTCTCCGCTGGCTCGTCGCTACCGTTCAAAGATGACAGGCTTCTCTCCGCAGGCGGAAGCCAATGAAGAACTTACAGCTATCTGCACTCGTCTTTACGAGTCAAACGTTCCAGTTCGTGAGCTTGCCGAGGCGGCAGGCGTTACATATCGCGCAATGGCAAGAAGGTTGGGCAAATGAAGATCGTTCACGATGTATTCCCTGCTTTCGTTGGAGTTGCTCAGCCAGACCTAGTTCCTACGCTACAGGACCTACACTCCGCGCCAATTACAGTCGGTGCCTATCAGGTAACAAAGGCTCGTATCGTTGTGACCGATGAGGTAGTAATGGTCGCGGTTGACGGAAACGAAGGGCCAATGATTGTCTTCCGTGAACGGTACACCGAACATCACAAGTCAAATGTTAAAACCGAGGATTCATATATCCTCACCGATACGGGCAAGATGCTCGCCTATAAGAAGGACGAGAACTGCGGTTGCGGTTCACGTTTACGCTCGTGGAATCCGTATCGCCACGTGTACTCAGACCAAGACCCAACCGAATGAAATGAAAGGAACAAACTATGGAAATCGCCTTTGGTAATTTCATCATATTAGCACTTGCAGTCTACCGCGCTAGCCGTCTTATTATCGAGGACACAGTTCTTGATAAGTTCCGTAAGAAGGTCTGGAAGAAGTTTAAGCCAGCCGATGGAGGGATTGGATATCTACTCACCTGTTACTGGTGTGTGTCATTTTGGATCTCATCACTAGTTGTAGTTTCCTATATTATAGTACCCATACCTACGATTGCCGTGTGCGCTGTTTTTGCGCTATCAGCAGCCGCAGGAGTTATAACCGCGTGGCTGGAAAAGTAATGCCCAGCTGTTCCGTTAGCAAGGACGAGGAGTAATAAGTGGCAGTATTTAGCCGTGACCCAAACGGCAACAGATCACAGCGCCCTAGGTCGGCTGCAGCTACTCGTCGTGCAATCAACTCACCTGCTCTTTCCCTTAGCTCGATAGCAACCATTCCAGGTTTTGCATCGCCAGTTGCGTACTCAGCTCCTCGTGGACTTACCGCAGCAGCAACGCAGCTTCGTCTTAATGACAAAGGCGAGGCCGAGCAATTCCGTAGCCGCAGAACATCAGGATCAAACGCCTGGCAGTCTGAGGCGTGGGAATACTATGATGCAATTGGTGAAATTAAATATGCCTTCAGTCTAGTTGGCTCAGTAATATCTCGTATTCGTATCTTTGCAGCAGTAATTGACAATCCTGCAGAGCCTCCACTTCCAGTTCGCAACAGTCCTCTCATTGATGAGCGTCTTGCCTCAGCGGCAGAGCGCGCAATCGTTCGTCTTGACTCAGCATACGGCGGTCAGGCTGGTCTTCTTCGTGATGCAGCGCTCAACCTTGCAGTAGCTGGCGAGTGCTACCTTGTTCAAATTCCAGAGCGTCAAGGACAAGGACTTCCTGAGACATGGGATATCCGTTCAGGCGATGAGATTCAGATTGACCAAAAGGGTGCCTACACAATTACTCCTCGACGTGAAACAGGTTCCTACACAGGACAAAAACAACCTGGTCAAATTATACTTCCAAACAACGCGTTCATCGGTCGCATCTGGCGAGCACACCCACGCTACTCCGATGAAGCAGACTCAAGCTTACGTGGCTTGTTAGATCTTTGCTCAGAACTACTTCTCCTCAACAGAACGTTCCGTGCTACAGCGCGCTCACGTCTAAATGCTGGCGCCTTGTATCTTCCGGACGGGCTTTCTGTTGCAGGTTCACCAGATCCTGATTATCCGTATGATGATGATGACTCAATGAATCAAGCCTATACTCCTGAGGAGGCGGCTGACGAGTTTGAGGATCAACTTATGGATGCGATGACAACTCCTATTCGTGATGAGGATTCAGCGTCCGCGGTTGTTCCACTTATTATTCGTGGTCCAGCAGAACTTGGTGACAAGATTAAACAATTCAAGTTCGAGCGCTCGTTTGACCCAGCACTTGCGCAACGTGCAGATCGTGTTCTAGAAAGAATTTTACAAGGCCTTGATGTTCCAAAGGACATCGTCACAGGTCTTGCAAACGTTAAGTATTCCAATGCTCTTCAAATTGACGAGTCACTATACAAAGCACATATCGAACCGTTAATGCTTCTGATTGCAGACGCTATTACAGTTGTTTATCTGCGTCCTTACCTGATTGCAAATGGGTTCGACCCAGCTCAGGTAGAACGCATCTGCGTATGGTATGACCCATCACAGGTGGCTACGCGTAATGACCGCGCCGCCGACGCAGATGCTGGATTTGACCGGGGAGTTATCTCTGGAGATGCATGGCGCAGATCACACGGATTTACAGAACAGGACGGTCCAACTCCTACGGAGGTTGCACTACGTCTGCTTAGAGAGAAGGGTGCAATCACACCTGAGCTCACAGAGGCAATGCTTGCAGCAGTTGCTCCTGACGTTATGAAGGCAACTCGTCTTGCATCACAGGCAACATCACTTGCACCAATTCCGCCAGAGGTTGAACGACTTCTTAAGGGACCACAGCAGATTGCAACAGAAGCAACGGAGACAGAGACGCCAACTGGCCCACAAGGCAATGGAGCACCGACTCCAGCAACGGAAGAAGGAGCACAGTAAATGGCCATAGAAAATCCACAACTCGTTGAAGCGCTGAAGAAGCTGCTAGGTAACGAAGTTGTTATGTACTTTAAGGCTCAAGGACATCACTGGAATGTTGTTGGTAGTGACTTTGCTCAGTTTCATGACTTCTTTGCCGAGATCTATGAAGACATCTATAGCGCTATTGACCCTACAGCAGAAGAGATTCTCAAGCTAGGTTCTCCGTCTCCTTACCGTCTTGTTGAGTTTGCTCGTTCAGCAGATATTCAAGATGCACAGGTTGGACGAAACGCTATGGCAATGTGTAAGGACCTTTACGATGCAAATGACATCTTGCTGGCGTCTCTTAACATGACCTTTGATATTGCAGATGCTAGTAACGAGCAAGGGCTTATTGACTTCATCGGTGGTCGTATTGACATGCACAAGAAATGGCGTTGGCAGTTAAACGCATTCCTTACACCAGAAGAAAAATCAGACTACGGTTTCTAAACATGGCACAAGACTGGGTTACTCTCTTAGACGAAGAAGAAGAAGCAGCTATTACTGCTGCCGGTAAGAGTCCTTGCTGGGACGGGTATAAGCAAGTCGGTATGAAGAAGGGTAAGAACGGGAACATGGTTCCCAACTGTGTGCCAAAGGATTTTGCAGACTCGCTTACAGCTGCAGGGATTATTGTTGCTGAAGAGCAAGACCTTGCTCAGGCACTCTTAGAAATTGCTGAAAAGCACGGAAAGTTTAACGAAGACCGCACAGGAATCTGGGCAGGGTACACACCTGCCACAGAAAACGAATACAAGGAAATTGGTGTTAAGTGCATCAACTGTGTTCTTTATGAAGGTCCTGGAGTTTGCAAGATCATTGCACAGCCAATTGAAGATGACGGCAAGTGCCGTTTTGCGGTTATCCCTGACGGTGTTGTTCAAGTTGAAGACAGTCAGATCACAGCTGCTGCGTCTCGTCCTGCTCCAAAGAAAGATCGCATCTACGGCTCAAAGAAAAATCCTAAGGGATCTGCTAAGGGTGGAAAGAAAATTGTATTTAGCGCTCGAACAGAGGCAACCCTTCGTGAGAAGGTAAAGAAGCACAACGAGAAAGCGCCTGAAGGTCGTAAGGCAACTCTTGGAATGTTAAAGGCTGTGTATCGTCGCGGCGCCGGTGCGTTCTCAAGCTCGCACAGACCAGGGATGACAAGAGACGGCTGGGCGTTTGCTCGCGTTAATGCGTTCCTACGTTTATTAAAGAGTGGGCGTCCTGCAAATCCAAACTACAAGCAGGACAATGATCTTTTGCCAGCAAAGCATCCACGCTCAAGTAAAGGTGATGCCTCAATCATTGCATCACTCTATGCTAGCCAAGAGCTATACGTTGAACTACAGAATGAAGAAGATTATCACTCACCAGAGCACGCCATACTTGCGATGGCTGAGCTATCTGGTCAAGGTTATGAAATTGTTCCAGCGCTACGCGCAACCTGGCTACGTGCCATACGTGACAACGAGTCTCCATTTGATCGAGCAGCAGTTCTTGCGTCTGCTCTCTATGGGTCAAAGGACGCAGATCTTTTGCCAATTAAGGAGACCGAGTAAATGTACGAGCTAATTAACGAACTTATCTCGCACAGAGAAAAGGCTAA